CTTACGGTAATACTTCACCAACAAGCAGTCATCATTCCAATACTGGTCATAAGTCATGCCGATACTGAGGTAAAAAGGGAAATGCTCATAAAATATTTCAGCATAACTGGGAGAGGACGAGCTCTCTAAAAGCTCGCCTCCCAGTTCACGTTTCCCACAGCATCTTCCGGCTCTTCCATGAGCGCCTGAATCGGCTCATTATACATCTCGGCAAGCTTGCTGAGCAATCCTGCTTATTTGTCATCTTTGAATAGATTTCATCAACAAGTTCCTTTTTTACATACCTGTGATGAGCAAGAAAAGCACCCGCAAACAATGCTGGCAATGTAGTCATGGGCTTGTCAGCTATATCGCTGGCAATAAAGCCCTGTCGCTCCATTGTCTCAATAGATTTCCGGGTAAATTCAAGAGTGTATTCTTTGCCGTCGTACTCAAACCTTATCTGCTTCGCCATTAATTAATCCCTCCATTATATTGTCACTAACACGGCATTCGACAACACAACACCCGTTGCGCCACCTGCGGAAGTGACTTGCACTTTGATATATTTCCCAACATCATCAGATGTTGGGGTATAGGTTGCTGAAGTAGCTCCGATTATGTCATTGTATGTTCCACCTTGAGTAGCAGAAATTTTCCACTGATACGTTAGTATTGGAGTTTCAGCAGGTATACCGGAATATTCTACGTCTAACGGTGAACTCTTATCATCCTCCGATAAGTCGCCCAATGTTACAGTAGTTAAGGTAGGTCTACTCGTAGGTTTTGTAGATGGAGCTATTGTTATCTTCATTTCAGTTACCGCATTTACCCCCGCGCCCACTACATACGCTGTATGCTTCCCTTTCCAGTAAAAAGCACCCTCCAAGCCGTTTAAGCCAAATTCCAAGATATAAAACAATTCAGTATTGTTGTCCTCTGCCACGTTGTTGTAGTCTTGTTTAGTGTAATTGGTTGTAAACTCCAATGCTCCTAATGACTGTATGCCCTTTATATAAGTCTGTGATTTATCATTAAAAGTAGTGGTTTCAAGCATCTCTGGCGCACCACCAAGGTCCGGAAAATCTTTAATGTCGATTTTTTTATCAGCCGCAGCCATTGTTGCTCCCCATTTCAGGGTTACGCCGTGAGTATTAATTGCCATATTATATCACTCCTTATGTGGTTGATAATTCGGGTTTTGTTGAAGGAGCTATAACAATCTTCATCTCTGTTACTGCATTGACTCCTGCCCCCACTACATACACCGAATGCTGTCCCTCCCATTCAAAAGTGCCCTCTGAACCTTCCTCGCCGAATTCGAGAGCATAATACAAATCTGTATTAGCATCCGATTCAACGGCTTCAAAATCGCTCTTGGTATAGTTTGCCGTAAATTCCATAGCGCTTGAACTCTGAATGCCGAGAATAAACGTCTGAGCGGCATCAGAAAGGGTAGTAGTTTCAAGCATCTCTGGCGCACCACCAAGGTCCGGAAAATCTTTAATGTCGATCTTTTTTGTCAGACTTCCAGAGTTGCTTCCCCATTTCAATGTCACTCCTTGTGTACTTATTCCTTTACCCATTCTTCATTACCTCCTATAAATTACTTTGTCGGTTGATACAACCGCTGTATATCTGCCAACCATTCTATAAATAGTGGCATCTTCAATATTAGGAATAGGTTCTTTCAAAATTCTCGTAAAACCCATAGATGCAAATTCTTCGTCAATCATTTTAAAAATCGACTTGCACTCGCTCTTCTTGCCTGATTGCTTATTTGAATACACATTCACTTCATACATGAGCCTGGCATGGTTTTCTACGCTGCCGCTGTCCTGAGTACGCTCATGCGCACTGTTCCCACGCTCTTCGATGATTACCGCAGGGAATACTGCCGGAGATTTTATGTATTCGCCGTAAACTGATATAGGATTGAATTCCTCTCGTAGCCTTGTTGCTATTCGATTGAACACTTCGTTTTCTATATCAATCACTTGCCAAAAACCTCCCTTGCAATATCTTCTACCTGCCGCTGCAGCTCAAGAAGCGTGTTATACATGAACGGCCTGCTTGCCATGCCCTTTGTCCAGTGCCATTTTTGGTCCCGCTCATTGAAGTAATACCATCCTTTTTCGCCATGCTCATTTATGTCGTATTTCCAACCTTCCGGTGCAGGATGAGGATTCTGTTTGCCAACAATTCCGGTCCCGAATTCAACATATATCGCATACGGAGCACCGGCCCTTATTATCCCGATTCCTGCTTCCGGGTCGAAAAATCCCGTTATGCTTTCCTCTAACTCTCCCGTGTAAACAGCCCCAAGTTCCCTGACCTGTGCTTTTGCTATCTCCACACCTGCCTCAACCAGGGCTTTAATCAGCGCCGCTGCCTTTTCGCTTAACTGCCTTTTGTATGCCTTAACCTCATTAATCGCTTTCTCTATACTCCTGGTAGTAAGCTTCATTTTTATATCAGGCACTGACATTCACCTTCCGCACCGCATACATTATGCTGTTTAAGCCTTTTGCAACCTTTCTTACGATATAATCGTGCGGTTGGCTTGTGTCCAGGCTGTCAATCCAAAGTATGGAGCTCTCGTCTATCGGGCAGTCCATATCATCGGTAATCATCACCTTGTCATAGCTTTCCATGTCACCGAACTGCCTTGTATAGCTCTCGCCCCTGGCTGCCGAAACACTCATTCTTACAGCTACAGGATTTTCGGAGTATATAAGTTCATACTCGCCGGTTTCGTTCTCGTACTCGTCCTTTATTGGCTGCTTGCCAACAAGTAGCTTGTAGTAGATTATTCTTGTGTTTCGTTTCAGCAGCCTCATTACTCTCCCTCCACGGTAGCTTTAGTCGGCGTTCCCACAAGGGGGGTGACTTCTTTCAAAAGGCTTTCCGGAATGTCGCCTGGTTCATAGCCCCGGCTTATACCGTTCTCGCTGTGGCTTATCTGCCCTTCTGCCCCTATCTTGTTGTAGAGATATACAGCGACCCGGACCTGCAAGTTCAGATAGCGGTTAGGTAAAACAGGCTCTCCAGCGTCATCAACAGGGAACTCGCCAAAAGGATAGCGGCGGGAGAGGATGGCATACTTCGCGACATCCAACAATTCCAGCAAAAGGTTATCTTCCTCGCTGTCGGTAATTTGTAATTGTATCTTCAGACGGTCGAGTTGTGCCATCCTCTATCCCTCCTTTACCTATCAAGCGTCAGGCTTCAACGTTATTTTCGACCTGTGCTTCAGGGAAGTCATAACCCGCTTTCGTGATAGTCAGAACGAATACGTCACTTGCCGCAGCCGCATCGTTCATAGTTAGAACATAATCCACCGGGTCGGTCCCAGTTGTAACGGCGAAATCAGCATATGCCTCACCGTTCTTTTCAAGAGCAAAATTATCTGACGTCAAGCCAGCTACGGCCGGGTCAAGGGTAACATTAATCACGGTCGGAGCATTATTTTCTATGGAAGCGACCACTTCCACATTCACGCTCTCAATTTCAGGAAGAACCTCAGTAACCTCAATCGGATCAACCGTATAGATTATCTTCCCAGGCTTCGGTTTCTCAAACAGGGTGGAAATGTTGGAAATCTTACCATGATACCATTCCGGACCATGATCCAACCCTACCTGACCGAATATCTGATACTTCGCACCTGCGCCGGTTTTCGCAAGTTCCTCTAAAAAGAAATTGCCCTTTTCCGGATGAGGCTGCTCAACGGGCGCAACAACAGCAGGATTCCACAGCATCACTGTGCCTTCCGGCAGGAATTCGCCAAGATATACCCCTACTTCTCCAAGGGGAGTCAGCAAGGTATTGATAGAAATACCGTTGATATTCCGAGAAGCGGGTACTATTGTGTTACCGTTCTGCTCGGCGTCAGCGTTAAGCTGGAACAGGCTTACAGGGTCAACCCACAATACAAGTCCGTTGAGGCTTCCCTGAGCTTCGTATACGAGCTTCATAAGTTCAGCAACGTCCCAAACTCTCAAAGGTTTGCCGTTCAAATCAATATCATTGGAAGTAATCGCTGTAATCATTCCACGGGTTCTGTTTGCCGTGTTGTCGTTATCGGCTTTTTGGTAGGAACCATTGATGAACGTATATTCAATGTCCCGTCCGATTTTAGCCATCTTAGCGGCTATCTGAAAATCAAGTTCGTTTGCCGGATTAGCCTGTTGGCCTGATATATTCACTCCAGACAAAGTTCCCATATTCGACTGCTTCGCATAGCTGATATACACAGATTCATGGAAAATCTGAGTGACGTTTGTTTTTTGCACTCTGGTAGTGCGCGTTGCGTCAGGAGCAGTCAAAGACTGGTTTTCTGAAATATTCGGTTGACTGCCGCCCTCGGTTTGATATTCCTGTCCTGTTACAAACTCTACATGGTTTGTAACTTTTCTTTTGCCACCTATTACGGTGCTGAAAGGCGTCCTGGTATTGCCTTTA